GGAAGACCATCGGGCGTGCCGTCGAACGTGCCGTAGGCGGTCATTGAGTCGGTGTCGAGTTCGAGCACTTCCCACACGCGGCGGCGCATGTTGAAGTAGGCGCCGATGCGGCGTCCCCGGGGGAGTGCGTGGGAGGTGCTGTCGATGGTCTGCTGCCACGGCAGGTGGTGGTACTGGGCGAGGTCGGTTGCGTGATCCATACGTAGAACATAGCCGCGCTGTGCCGTGTTGTCAAGCAAAAACTCCACACTTTCAAGATCGGACAGGCGGAGTTTCAGACCCCGGCGTCGGTCGTGATCGTCGCGGTGAGCGACAAGTCCGTCGTCAACTCGATGTTCCACGCGGTGAGCCCATCGAGCACATACCGGATCGAACGACGCAGCGTCGGATCCCCACCCTTGCCACCACCGACGGCCGCCTGCCCCTCCAGTTGCGCCAGCGCGTACAGCACATTCCGTGCCGTGGTGATGTTGCCGGACGTAACAAGTGCAGCCATGACGGGCCTCCTGAGCGAGTACTGAATCCGCCCGGAGCGTACCCGGGACTATTCCACAGTGGACGGATCGTCTACTCTTCCGGTATAGGGCGCCCCGGGGGCGACCCGGGATCGGCGCCCAGGTGGGCGCGAGCACAGCGGCCGGACGGCCGCACAGGTCCCAGCGGGTCCAGGTGGAACGCGGGCCGACAAACCAATCCGCTCGCAATTTCACGTGCCCCGAAAGGCATTCGATGCTCCCCACCATGCTGGGGCGCCGCAGTGACGGCACCCCGATTTATCTGGTTTCCGGCGCTGCCGAAGCCAACTTTGACCACTGGATCCCGGAAGAGTTCGGCTCCACGGTCATTCAGCGGGTTATGCAAACGAGCGCCCTTGAGCGCTACGCGCAGCACATCCCGATGGGCACCCAGACCCGCAGCACCCCGCGTTCCGGCGGCGTCTCCGTGGGGATTGTCGCCAAGGGCGGCACCTACGCCGAGGACACCACCACCAACGACGAGGTTGTGCTGTCCGTTCAGAAATTCGGCGAAGCAATTCGTATCGCCGAAGAGGACATCAACGACTCGCTGGCGGACATCATCTCCGCCAAGCAAGCCGACTGGGCGACCTCGTACGCGAAGGTGCTCGACAACGCCTGCCTGGGTGTCACCGTCGCCAAGGGTTCCACCGGCTGCAAGTTCGACAGCCTGTATTACATGCTGACCCAGACCAACAGCTCCAGCGGCTACACCGCGAATACGAACATCACGCAGACCGCCACCGGCGGCCCGCAGATCACCTATGCGCAGCTCTCCACCGTCTGCGGTATCTACGAGTCGGGCGACTACTACGAAGAGGGCAACTCCCTCATCATCGCCCACCCGAAGTACAAGGCGCAGCTCCGGACCGTTGTCGACTCGCAGTCCCGCCCCATTTTCCAAGAGGGCACCACCGGTGTTCCCGGCGGTGGCCAGGGCGCGGCGATCGACACCCTGTTCGGCACCTACCCGATCAAGTGGTCGCTTGGTGCGCGCACCTCTTCCACCCCCACCCAGGCACCGACCGGCAACCCGCTGCTCATCGTCTGCAACCCCACGTTCCTGCTCCTCGGTGTCCGTTCCGGCCCCGAATCCGTGTTCATTGACGGACGCAACGGGCTGGGCGCACTGACCGACGAGTCGCTGCTCAAGATGCGTTCCCGTCGTGCATTCAACATCGGTCACGAGAACGCGTTCTCCATCCTGGAGCAGCGCGCGTGAGTCGCCGGGTGCCCATTGGGGATTCCCCGGTGGGCGCCCATCGGCCCGAGGTGGTCGCTGAGCGTCTCACCGATTCGCTGATCGACACCGCCCAACATCTGCAAGCCGTAGGAGGACGAATGGCAAGCCTGGACGATTTGATGGCCCGGCTGGACGCCGTTGTCGCACAAGTGGTTGACGTGCAGAACACCGCACGCGCTGCCGCTGAGGCGCAGGTTGCGGGCGAGGTCGAACAGCGGGTCGCCGCTCTCGAAACCGCGCTCGGGCTACTCCCGGACCCCGCTACGGCGGTCGAACCGGGCTGAAGACCGGCCCACATCGCGCGGTCGTCCCTGCCGCTGAGGGCCGCAACAGGGACGGGATCGGTGGCCGTGCCACCCGTCACGCGGACCACCGATCCCGTCCCGCCCATCGAGAGGAGGTTGCCCGGTGCCCTACTACCCGACCGACACAGTGACCCTGACGGCCGAGTTCCTATCAGCCCCGGGCGGCCCCCTGGTGGACGCCACCGATCTCACGATCACGATCACCGACCCGGACAGCGCCGTAGAGGTGCCGACCACTTCGGGCGGGATCGTGCACGTGAGTACCGGGCTGTACCGCTATGCGTGGGTGATCCCCGCGAATGCGGCCACCGGCGACCACCTGGTGCTGTGGTCGGGGGATTCCGGAACGGTCACGGCAACCGATCTCGTCACCGTCGAGGGCGCACCGGTCACCTGGTGCACGATCGATGACGTCGCGCTCTACACGGGGCTGAATGTTTCGGATGCCACACTCGCGCAGGCGGCGGGCATTCTCGAACTGCATATCGGCCGCACCTATTTCGAACTGGTGTCCAACCCGGACGGCGGCGCCTTGAAGATCGGGCGCCGCGACCGGCAATGGTTGCGGCAGGCGTGCGCCTACCAGGCGGCGTGGCTGACGGCGCAACCTGACGTTTTCCAACGGCTCGACATGGACGCGCTCGCCTCCTCTGGCCGTCCGATCAATTTGAAAGATCGCGGGCTCACGCTCGCCCCGCTGGCCCGCAAAGCGATCCAACGGGTGTCGTGGCTACGGTCCCGGTCTATCCACGTTCGCACCCCCTTTACCGATGGGATCGGGCCGGTGTCGCCGAACATGGCGGCCGAAGCCAACGACTTCTATGAAGGCCCGTGGCTTCCGCTGGGGGCTTCCTGATGTATGGGTTAGCAAGTCACCGGGTGAGCATCCTGAGGGCAACCACCACCAACAATTACGGCGACGTCATCGACGACGACTCGGCAACCCCGGTGGCTACCGGGGTGCTCGCCGCGTTGGCGGTCACGAACACCACCCGACACAACCCGGCCACGCAGGACATTCGAACCATCCGCTCGATTTCCGGTGCGGTCCAATCCGATATTGACGTCCGCGAAACGGATCGGCTGCTCGACGAGGGCACCGGTTCTATCTACGTGGTCGAAAGCGTCACCCAACCACTGGGTCCCGGCTTCGCCGGGAACCTTGAACTGGTGCTCACCCGCGTCAACTAGGGCCGTAAAAGCCCTCAGCGCGTGCGCACCCCGACCGGCCGTAGAGGCAGGGAGGGAGAACGGCATGGGCCTGCACAGTGAAGGCCGCACGGAAATTGACCGTGCCGTCATCCGCTACCTCCGCCGTCTCGCAGTGGAGATCCTGGCCGACGCCAAAGAGCGTTGCCCCAAGAAGACCGGCCACCTGGCGGAAAGCCTCACGGCCGAGGTGAACGAGGACGAAAAGACGGTCTACATCATGACCGACGTCCCGTATGCGCTGGACGTCGAGTTGGGCACCAGGCCGCACCGCATCTACTCCAAGACCTACCCCGACGGCCGCCTGGTGTTCTTCTGGGCGAAGTTCGATCAGTGGGTTGCGTTCCCCTACGTGAACCACCCCGGAACCCCTGCGCAGCCGTTCATGGCGCCCGCGCTGCACAAGCACCGGGGCGCGCTATGACGCTGCGGCCGAACACAGAGCTGGTCGCCACGGCGTGGATTGGTGGCATCACCGGCCTGTCTCCCGCCATGGTGGCGACACAACTCCCACAGGACGCCGACACGTGGAAGGCAACCGGGTTCGTCACGCTGCGCGTCACGGGCGGCAGCCCCTCGATGTACACCCCGCTGCGCTCCCCGGTGCTCTCCATCGACACGTGGGCCGTCGGGCGCAACTCGAACAAGCCGCCGTGGGGGCAGGCCAACGCCCTGATGGAGCTGATCGACACAGGCTGCCGAGCGAACAACGCGCAGCGGTGGCTCACCCTGCCCAGCGGCTACATGCAGGCGCGCGTCACCACGGCGTACTTCATCACGGAGCCGCAGCGCTTCTATCAGGACCCCGGCAACTACGCGCGGTATGTGGGAAACCTGACTCTCAATTGGGTGGCCGCCGTATGAAGCGATTCGGCCTGGTCAGCACGCAGCACGACGACTTCCTCACTACGGGCGGTCTCATCATCACGCACCATTCCAAGCCGCAGATGGAATGGCTGTTCCCCGGTGCGCGCGTAACGGAACTGCCCCCGAGCGTTCCCAGCGCATTGTGCGCGCCCATCATCCTAGATCCGGAATTCGAGGGTGCTTTCGACATGGAAGGCAACCTGCGACGGGAGGCTTTCCGTGACAAGTCCTGAGCGCGACGACACCACCCCACCAATCACCTACAGCGCCACCACGTGGCACGACTCATCCACCGGCGGCACCCCCCTCAACGCCGTACATCTGAACAATCTTGAAGCCGGGATTGCGCAGGTCACCAACACCACCAACGATCACGACAACCGACTCGACGCGCTTGAAGCATTGAACGCGAAAGCGGGTACCGGGCTGGGCTACGTGACCCAGGTCGGCCCCACCTCCGCCCGCCCACCGCTCGCGTCTGGGATCCCCTTCTTTGACACCACGCTGAGCAAGCCGATTTGGGGAAACGCGGCCGGAACGTCCTGGCAGGACGCCACCGGAACAGCCCTTGCCGGGTCGGGGGGCGCGGCCGGGCCGACCACGTTTACCGCCGTGGTCCAGCCGGACAACTCGATTGTGTGTACCTGGTCGGCCGTGGCCTCGGCCACCAGTTACACCCTGGCTGACACGGCGAACCCGACGGGGATCAGCGGGAAGACCGCGCTTGTCGGAACGTCCACCACGTTTGCGCCGGGCGTGCTCGGATCCTACGAATTGTTTGTTTTCGCCACGGTGGGTGGTGTGCAGACGGCGGCATCCCCGCATGCGACGGCCACGCTGACGGGTAGTTCCGGGACGCCCGCGCAGATCCTCAACATCGGCACCGGCAGCACTCAAAACCATTTCAATGTGGGCATCGGGTACAGCACCGGCCATGTCGACCAGGGCATGGACAAGATCATCGCCGGATTCATCGACTCCCCGTATTTCGTCCCGAACGCGGCCGGAAACGCGGTGCAGTTCGAGGTGTTCGCCAACGGCGGCACTACCTCATCCACCACCTCCCACCCCCGTTCCGAGCTGCGGGAACTGCTGGCCGACGGGGTCAGCAAGGCGGCGTGGGTCACCGGCACCGGGAAGACCCACGTCATGACTGGAACGTCGACGGTCACCCACCTACCGGCGGACGCCGAGGCAAAGGGCACCCCGAAGCCGCAAATCTGTTTCGCGCAGATCCACGACGGCGCCGGGGACGTCGTCCGGTTGCAGGTGGAGAACTCCGGAAGCACGCCCTCGGACTCGCCGGGCGGCAACGGGGTGGCGAACCTGCACATCGTGGGGCACACCCACTCGCCGAACGGCGGCACGTCCACCGAGGTGAAGACGTCGCTCCAGTCGAGTTACACGATCGGGTCGGCGATCGACTGGAAAATCGAGGTCATCAACACCACCTGCAAGCTCTACATCGGCGGCGTTGTCAAGTTCACGTTCACGATTTCCGGGACCGGCTTCTACTTCAAGGCCGGTGACTATCAGCAATTCTCCACGGCGGTCACGAACGCGCAGGGCAACCCCGACGGTGGTTACGCGGCAACGTCGTTTGCGCGGGTGGAATTGAAGAACCTTGTCGTCACCCACACCCCGGCGCTGTAGCGGCCAACGATGATCTACATGAGAGGAGGTGTCGGCATGAACCTCGAACGGATGTTCGGTAGCGTTACAACCATGACGGACACCTTCCGATGTGGACACCCCAAGTCACCCGAGAACACCGCCCCCAACGGTGCGGGCACCGCATGCCGCGAGTGCGCCCGCGCCCGCCAGCGCGCCGCGTACCGCGCCAATCTCGACGCTGCCCGCGAGTCGGCCCGCGCCCGCATGGTGAAGCACCGCCGCGCCAAGGGGGTGCAGGAGGGCCACGCCAGCACGCGGGTGACGCACTGCCCGCAGGGGCACGAGTACACCCCGGAGAACACCTACATCACGCCTGCCGGGTACCGACAGTGCAAGACGTGCCGCCGAGTGCGAGTTCGGGAGACGTTCGAGCGACGCGGGGACGTCTACCTGGAGCGGCAGCGGGAACGGTACGCGGCCGACCCGGAGCGATACCTGGCAGCCAATCGCGAATGGGCCAAAGCTAACCCGGAGAAAGTGTCACTCGTTCACCGGGTGAAACGGCAGCGCAAACGCGCCGCCGGAAACCTGACGGCCGCCGACTGGCGCGCCGTCCTCAAGAGGTACGGAACGCTTTGCCTGTGCTGCGGGTCAAGCGAGCCGCCCACCATTGACCACGTTATCCCGCTCAGTCGGGGCGGCAGCAACACCGTCGATAACGTGCAGCCCTTGTGCAACACCTGCAATATGCGCAAAGGCACAAAAACCATCGACTACCGACCGCCCGGCGCGGTCGCCTCAGAAGGAGGCTGATTCCGATCGGGGTCACAGCTACCAACTTACTTATGGGAAGCGGAACCCTTTACCAGGGCTCCTTCGGTGCCACCGAACCCGCCGATACCGCCGTCAACACGTCGCCCCCCGCGTCCTCATGGACCGACATGGGCGCCACCGACGGCGGGCTCAAATTCAGCATCGATCAGAAGTTTTCGACGCTGACCTGCGACCAGCTCATCGATGACGTCGGGTCGCGGCTCACCTCGCGTGCGGTCATGTTCTCCACCAACCTGGCGGAAACCACCCTCGCGAACCTCAAGCTGGCTGTAAACGGCGGTACCAGCGCATCGGGTTCCGGGTTCGCCTCGCTGGACGCGCTGAACACCTCGTCGGCTTCGCAGGTGCCGTACTTCGCGGCCATCCTGGACGGTTTCGCACCGGCCCCGGTGAGTAGCACGTTCACCCGCCGGGTGGTGCTCCGCAAGGTCATCAACGCGTCCAAGGTGGAGTCCCAGTTCGCCAAGGACAAGATGACGTTTATCCCGGTGGAATTCAAGTCCCACTACGTCAGCCCGTCGATCACCCCATTCCGCTGGGTGGATCAAACCAGCTAGTCCGCTCCCCATCTGTCCGGGGCGCAGCGCGTGCGGCCTGCGCTCCGGACACCTACCGGAAAGGTATTCCCGTGACGGGATCCGCTCCCCCGAGGCGCAAGGGAAAGGCCGTACGGCCTGCGCCACGGGCAATCATCACCGTTGGGCAGGACGACGAATACGAACCGCTGCGGCTGTCATCCGATGACACCCCCGAAGTGGAACGCGTCGTCATCGCCTACCTGGACGACTACGAACTGACCATGCCCAAAAAGGTGCCGCCGAACATCGCCCTCAAGGTGATGCGCGTGCAGCGCAAAGAGGGGGAGGCGCCCGCGATGATGCAGCTCCTCGAATCCGTGCTCGGCGACGAAGGGTTCACCAAACTGGTGGACTGGGAATCGCTCACCGAGGACAACCTCATGGACCTTTTCCAGGTTGTGCAGCGCGTCTCCATGGGGGCGATGGAGACCCCAAAATCCTCTTCCTAGAACGGATTCGGCAAATTGGTTGGGTGTTGGATCACCTCGCGGATATCGACGCGGACTACCTCGCGTTCTATCGCGTCGATCTGCGCGACCCCGATCTCGACCTGGACGCCGAAACGTTCTTTTCCCGCGTGTTCCGACTGTTCAATTATCGGGGTGCGATGCGGGACGCTTTGCAGGCGGAACTACAGGAAGAAGAGAAGCGCGGCGGCCCGCCACCCACGGACCGCCACACGCCCGCACCGGCAGCACCGCAACCCACGGATTCGGGTGGGACCAAATGGGTGAGTCCGGACGAAATGAAAACGCTATTTCCCGACCTGTTCCAAGGGGGGTGACCCGAAGTGACTAGCGCCGGTGGCGGGTTCCGCATTTCCGAGGCGTACATCGAGGTCACCACCCGGGACAACACCGAGGCCGGGCTGGCGGCGATCGAGGCGCATTTCCGCAACCTGCATGCGCAGGCCAAAGTCGACGCGGACATCTCCCGGCTGGACGTGAAAATCGCCGAGGCTCAGGCTCGGCTGGACGAGATCGGGCGTCGCCGCACCGACCCGCAAATCGATTTGGACATCGCCGCCGCGCAGGCCAAGGCGGCGGTGCTCATGGCGAAGCTGGACGAACTCGGGTCACGGGATCCGACGGTGCACACCCAGGCTGAAACCGCTACCGCCGAAGCCGAATTGAACCGGCTTATGGATAAGGTGCGTGAGCTGGAGGCGTCACGCGGGGATGTCCGCATCGACGCCGACACCGCCAGGGCAGAGGCGGAACTGGAGGCGTTGAGGGCGCAGGCGGACGCGCTCAACAATAAACGGATCAAACTACGGGCGGACTCCTCCGATCTGGAGTCGGCGATTGCCGAAGCGAACGCCGCCGCATCCGCCGAAAACGAACTCGGAAGCGCGGCGAACAACGCAGGCAACTCGGGGTCGGCGGGGCTCAGCCGCATCGTGGCGATCCTGGCCGCCATCATCGGGTTCGCGGCCCCCGCAACGGCCGCACTGGTCGCGCTCGGCGCGGCGGCCGGGGGGATCGGCGGGGCGCTCGTAGGGGCGCTCTCGGGGCCGCTTCAGGCGTTCTCGGCATACAACGCCCAACAGGGCCAAGCGGCAGGTGCGTCGTCCCGCAGTGCTGCGACCCAGTTGAGTAACGCCGTCGCGGTGCGCAACGCGCAGCAGGCCATCACCGACGCCGAACGCAATAAGGCGCAGGTGTTCGCCGACGCCGAAGAGTCCATCGCCAGGGCCGCCCAGGGTGTCACCGATGCGCTCGACGCGCAGGCGCACCAGGCGCAGCAGGGTGCGGATCAGATCGCATCCGCCGAAGAGGCGGTGCAGAACGCGCAGGAGTCGGCCGCGCATTCCGCCCAGGCGTCCGCCGATGCGGTGGCGTCCGCACAGGAGCGCGTCACCAACGCGGTACAGCAACAGGCCCGCACCTATCAGGCGTCGGCAGCCTCTCTGGTGCAGGCGGAACGCCAGGTGGAATCGGCGCAGCGCTCCGAGCAGCAGGCCCAGCAGGCGCTCACGGACGCCCGCAAGGCGGCGCAACAGCAGATTGACGGGCTGAACCGGTCCGTGCAGGACATGGCGGCGAACGAGGACGCCGCTTCGCAGCAGGTCGAAGAGGCGCAACTCCGGTTGCAGGCGACCCTCTCGAACCCGCTGAGCACCGACTTGCAACGTCGGGAAGCGCAGACCGCTGTCGAGCAGGCGCAAAACAGCCTGAAAGATTTGAAGGCGCAGGACGAGCAAACCCGACAGGCGACGAATGACGCCAACGCGAAGGGTGTCGAGGGCGATAAGCAGGTTGTCGCCGCCAAGAACCAGGTGTCGGCCGCCGTCCAGGCCGTTATCGATGCGAACGCCGCGCAGATCAAAGCGGTCCAGGATGCCGCGTACGCGAATCAGCAGGCCGACCAGCAGGTCGCCGACAGTAAGAAGGCGCTCACCCGCGCCGTTCAGGATCAGGCGTACCAGCAGGAGCAGTCGGCCCGGCAGATCGCCGACGCGGAAAAGAATCTCGCGAAGACCCGCGCCGACGTCGCCTATCAGGCCCAGCAGTCGGATCGGGCGGTGGCGAACGCGCGGCAGGCGTTGGCGGACGCGCAGAAGAACGCGGCACGGCAAGAGGAGCAGGCCACCGAACAGGTGACCAAGGCGCAGCAGGCGTTGAAGGATCTGCTTGCGCAGCAGGCCGCGCAGATGGCGTCAGCGGGCGGGGCGGCGAACAAGTTCGCGCAGGAGATGGCGAAGCTGTCCCCGGCGGGGCGCGCGTTCGTCATGCAGTTGATCGCCATGAAAGAAGAGATGCATCAACTGGGGTTGGTGGCGCAGGAGGCGACGCTCCCCGGGTTCACGCAGATGCTCAAGGACAGTGCAGGACTGTTCCCGATCTTGACCATCGTGGTGGCGGAGTACGGGCACGTGCTGAGCGACACTGCCCGGTCGATGGGCGAACTGTTCAAGTCCACCCAGTTCAAGAGTGATTTGTTCGCCGCCTTCCAGGCGGGCATCCCGATCGCGAAAGCGCTCGGGGATGGGATTGTGCAGTTCACGCGGGATTGGATTTCACTGGGCGCGTCGGCAATGCCGGTCGGGCACGGAATCGCCGATCTGATCAGGGGGCTTTTCGATGGGCTGAGCGGCATGTTCACCGCGATGAAACCCTATATGAGCGATTTCGGGAAGCTATTCACCGATCTCGGCGGGTTCATCAAGGGGCTCCTGCCGATCCTCGCACCCATCGGCGATATCACCTCGCGGATCTTCTCGGGGATCCTCAAGGCGATCACCCCCCTGCTCCCCGCCATCAAGGACTTTTTCTCGATGCTGGCCGGGAACGGTCCCGCCGGGTCGGCCATCAAGGGTCTGGGGGATTCACTCGGACGACTGGGGCAAGCACTCGCCCCGCTGATCCCAGAAATCGGAAAGGGATTCGCGGGCGCCTTCACGGATGCCGTCAAGATAATCACCGTTTTTGTGGATTTGATCACGCGCGGGCTGGAAGTCCTCCGACCGTTGTTCCCGATCATCGGCCCGATTATCGGCGCGTGGAAGCTCTGGGCGGCCGCGCAATGGCTGCTGAACATCGCGATGGATGCGAACCCGATCGGGCTGATTGTGATAGCGATTGTCGCGCTGGTCGGATTGGTTGCGCTGATCATCGACCACTGGGGCCAGATCGGCCCATTCTTCGCTGGACTGTGGGATAAGGTAAAGCAGGGATTCAACGACTTTATTGCCATCATCGTCAACGCCTGGAATAACTTCTGGTCCACCCTCAAGGCGGCGAACGATGCCTTCTGGGCGATGATCGGCGATGCCCTCGGTGCGGCATGGGAATTCGTAAAGAACCTTTTCATCAACGCGATCAACGGAATCGTCAACGGCTGGAATAACTTCTGGTCCACCCTCAAGGCTGCCAATGACGCCTTCTGGGAGGCAGTCAAGAATGCCATCAGCGCGGCCTGGGAATACATAAAGAATTTCATCGCCAACGCGATTGATGGAATCAAAAACATCATCGGATGGTTCGGCACATTGCCAGGCCTGTTCGGCGGCTGGCTGCGCGATGCCGCCGCTGCGGTCGGACGCGGACTCGACACCGTCCTCGGCTGGTTCCGCAATCTCCAAAGCAATGTCACCAACATTCTCGGCAACGTCGGATCCTGGCTGCTCAACGCCGGACGGGATATCGTTACCGGCCTGTTCAACGGCATCGAGGGCATGGGCGGATGGCTCTGGAATAAGATCATCGGATTCGTCAAATCGTTCGTGCCCGGCCCCATCCTCCAATTCCTCGGCATCGCGTCCCCGTCCAAGTACATGCGGGACCAGATCGGCGTGCACATCCCCACCGGCATGGCCGAAGGCATCATGGCGACCGCCCCCGCAGCCGCCGACGCGGCCCGCAAGATGGCCAAGGGCGCAGCCGATGCCGCCGCTGCGGTGCCGCTGCCCAAGGTGGGCGCCATCGCCGCAGCGGCCCGCACGGGGCTCACTGCGGCCGGTGTGAACGCGGGCGTTGCCGCGCCGCAACCCGACGGCACGCACATTGCCAACCTCACCATCAACATGCAGGCGATGGCGGATCTGAGTAACCCGAGCGCGCTCAACCAGAGCACGAAAGCGTTCGTCGATCAGATGCGGCAAGCCATCCGATACCAGGAGGCGGCCCGCCAATGAGCGGCATTTACGGCGACTTCGGATCGATCCAGCTCGGGCGTTTGACGCTGCGGGAAGCGGTCAGTACCGCAACCGAAACCAGCGGCACCAGTGGGCGACAGTTGAAACTCACCGGCCAGGAGGCGATCCCCGTCCTGACCAGTGCGCAACTCGCCGCCATGCAGGACGACCTCACCGGGATGCTCGGCAGTTTCGTGCCGGTCACTTTCCAGGATAAAGCCGACCGCAACGGCTACTGGATGGTCAGTGACGTGTCGTGCGATTTGATGAACTGGAACGGCGAGGTCGTCACTTGTTCATGGTCGATCACCTTGGACCGGATGGGATCCGACACCGAAATCGATTTAGAGTCACGGCTCACCGGCAGCCTGGCCCGGCAGAACGTGCACGGACTCACCGGGGAACGGGTGCACGTCCCGCCGATCGGGCATTACGCGTACTACACCGGCTCCACGCAGCCCGGTGTCGTGGTGCGCACCGGAGTGGACGGCGCCATGCTGGTCTACCGGGGCGTCCCTATCGATGTGAATCCCCGGTGGGGTTGCCCGGTCGGCACCTACCTGGCTGGACGGGTGCGTTTCCTCGACGCGCACAGCATCGAGCGCAGCGGCACATCGTTCAGTGTGCGCCCGCTTCACCCGGCGCTCACCCCGGATCCCACGCTTACACCGGGCACTGACCTGGCATTGAGCAGTGGCACCGCGAACAACTGGACGTTGACGAACGGCCTGGTCAAGGTCGTCCCGGCCGCCGGGGTGGCCACCACCACCACCATCACCACGCCCCCCACTTCGACCACGACCACGACGGTGTATGCGCGCGGCGTCAACATGTCCGGCGGCGAGTTCGCCGCCACCAACTCGACTCTGCCCGGCACCTACGGCACCGACTACGCCTACGACACCCTCGTCGCGTTCACGAACATCGCCGCGCGCGGCCACAAGATCATCCGCCTGCCGTTCCGGTGGGAACGGATCCAA